CTAGAACAACACAATACACAGATAATACAGGCTTTACTAATGCAACTTCATTTGGAACTAATACATCAAGAAGTACATCATTTACAAATAATACAACAAGAGTAACAGCAGATTTAGCAGGTACAACAAGAAGTACATCTTATAATACTGCTACAAGTAGAACAACAGCGTATACAGATAATACTTCTCAAGCTACAACAAGAAATACAAATACTGCGAGAACAACAGCGTATACAGATAATACCTCTCAAGCTACAACAAGAAATACTAACACAGCCAGAACAACGCAATATTCAGATAATACTTCACAGGCTACAACAAGAAATACAAATACTGCAAGAACAACAGCATACGTAGATAGTACAGGATTTACAAACTCAACAAATACAAGTAGACTAACTGCGTATGTAGATGCTACAGCATTTACTACAAGTAGAAGTACTAATACAAGTCAATTAACAACCTTTGCAGCTAATACATCATTCGCTACAACGAGAAGTACTAATACAAGTCAATTAACAACCTTTGCAGCTAATACATCATTCGCTACAACAAGAAGTACCAACACAAGTCAATTAACCACGTTTGCAGCTAATACATCATTCGCTACAACGAGAAGTACTAATACAAGTCAGTTAACTTCGTATGTAGATGCTACAGCATTTACTACAAGTAGAAGTACTAACACAAGCCAATTAACTGAATACACAGATGCTACAGCATTTACCACTACACGAAATACTAATACAAGTAGAGGAACAGGTACAACTCAATCAACTAATTATACTACTACTCAAAGTACTAATACAAGTAGAACAAGTAATACTTCACAGTCAACTAGTTATACTACTACTCAAAGTACTAATACTAGCAGAACAAGTAATACTTCACAGTCAACTAGTTATAATACTACTCAAAGTACTAATACAAGTAGAACAAGTACTACTTCACAATCAACTAGTTATAATACTACTCAAAGTACTAATACAAGTAGAACAAGTAATACTTCACAGTCAACTAGTTATAATACTACACAAAGTACTAATACAAGTAGAACAAGTAATACTTCACAGTCAACTAGTTATACTACGAACCAGACTACTAATACTAGCAGAACTACTACGTTTGAAACAGCGTATCAAACTTCTAGATTATCCTCAAGAAGTACAGGTACAAGCAGAGCTACAACTACAATATTTAACACAGCAAGAGGAACTGTTACAGACAGAGGTACAACTACAACATTTAATACTACTAGACTATCTGATACAACTAGAACAACTGGAACAAGTAGAGCAACAGACACAACATTTAATACTTCTAGAATATCAGATACAACAAGATCAACAGAAACTAGTAGAAATACAAGTACAGTATTTAACACAACGAGAGCAACAGACACAGCAAGAGCAACTCTTACAAGTAGAGCAACTACAACAACATATGCTACTACCCAAGGAACTCTTACAACTAGAAGTACTGGTACAAGTAAAAACACTACAACTACGTTCAATACTAATACTACGACAGGAACAAGTAAAAATACACTTACTTCAAAAAATACAGTATCTACATTTAATACTTCTAGACTATCAGAAACAACTAGAGGTACGGTTACAGTCAGAGATACAGTATCTACCTTTAACACGTCGAGAGCTTCATTAACAAGTAGAGGTACAGTTACTTCACAGAATACAGTATCTACATTCAATACTTCTAGAGCATCATTAACAAGTAGAGGTACAGAAACTAGTAGAAGTACTACATCTACATTCAATACTGCAAGGACTACAGATACGACTAGAACTACTGTATTTGCAACTTCAACAGTATTTAATACAACTAGAACTACTGTATTTGCAACAGGTAGAACAACGACAACAACAATAGAAACAAGCAGACTATCAGATACAACTAGAACAACAACACCTACAACTACAACTACTTTTGATACTTCAACTGTAGTATTTGAAAGAATTACTGCATCAGCAGCTGGAACAATCTTCGACACCGAAGTATCTAGTGCAGATGCATTTAGCGCGTCCTACTGGGATGGTAATCAGTGGACAGAATAATAACTAACCAAAGGAAAAACAATGAAATTACAAGATAAGGATATTACTCCTAAATTTGTTAATGATAAATTAGAAAGCTTAGGACAAGCTCTTTTTGACTCAATACATCAATTTGAAGAAAGATTAAAAGAACAAGAGGTACACATAGTAGACCTTAAAAAACAAATTAGAGATTTAAAAAATGGGTAAATTAGTCCCTCTCTCTAATGTAGAAGAATTAGGAGATTTTAGTACTCATATATACAAGTCAGGCTCTTGTACTAGACCTAAAGAAGATTTAGATGAGTTATCTAGAATGAAGAAAGAATTAATACCCGAACAACGAGAAGGTATTAATTTTGATTATGATTTGTGGTTTAACACTAACGAATTAAGAACTGTTAGAAGTTGGTTATACACAGACTTTTTGGGTGCAGGTATATATCTAAGAGTAAATTCTGTACTCATAAATGATAACTTGATGAATGTAATTGCTAAGTCAGATATAGAAATAGATACTGCTAGAATAGATAAGATTAAAAATAATTTAAGAAATAAATATCATTTAAAATATACTGAAGAAGAATATGATAAAGTTGTATTTCCTCCAGGAACAAACTTACTAACTAAACAAACTTGTGTGCATTGGGGTAGAATACAACAATGTATAGACGAAGGGTATGTAATAAAGCCACATCCAATTACCACCGATTTAATGGTTGCTAAATTTAAAAGAAGATTCGGAAAAGATAAAGTTTTAGATAAAAGAAGTGGAGGCATGGAATTACTTATGAAGTGTTCTAATGTAGCAACAATGCCTAATAGTGAAATGGGACTTATCGCACTCTTACTTAAGAAAAACTTAAGAATGATAAGCTACTCAAAAAAAGAAAGAGAGAAAAGTTTATTAACATATGAAAGTATTTATCATGCTTGTGGAAGTACAAATGGGTACAAAGCAATTGAAAAAATATTCTCAGCAAGGAACTCAGGAATGATATTTTCATTCGATGAGGATGCACAACAAAGACTAGATTTATATATAAATAATTTTTGGGATTATAGGAAACATACAAAATGATTGAATTAGTACATACATGGAAGCCAGAGTGGAGTTATTTTACTATCGCTTCTTTAATTGATAAAGACGAAGAATATCGTCTACATCTTTATGTGGAGGAAGAACACTATGCCGACTTACCAATTAATTGGATATTTGACAATATTCCAAATGTAAGGATATACGAAGCATATTGGAAAAAAGATTATGCATCTAGAGCTATTCAACACCTTAGATTACATTGGAAAGATAAAGGACTACACAAAAGAATACTTTATGCAGGTGGCAATAGAATATTTTTAAAGAGTGGGTGGACAGATGAAATACCAAAAGAATCTTTTTTCCAAACAAAACTATCTCACTTATCTAGAAAGAAAGTATTTGTTGGACACAAGCAATTTGCATCTTATTATGGAATACTAGATTTTGCTAAAGCAGACATGCCTGCAAACTGGGACACTGACTTTTTTATGTTGAATTACGACTTACTCAAAAATTTACATGATAATGAGTTATTTTATCCGAGAGGCTTTTATAATGATTATGATAGTAGAGTACTAGCTACAACAAATCAGTTTTTCTTTACAAAATTACATGAAAAAGAACATGGAGTACTTCCTAGATATATGAATGGTAAGAGTGACTTATTAATACAATGGGATGCACTACCGTCAAAAGAATATATAAACTATAATGTGATGCTAAGAAAATCATGGAGTATAGCACTACCATCAAAGGCACTATCAAATGGGTATGCTAAAGTAAGTACAGGAACTCAACTATCAACTCCTTGGGAGTTATATGCTCAACTTATACCTAAAATTCCTGTTAACTTTAGGAATGCACGAGTATGTGAAAACTTATCATATAAAACAAATAGACAAAAACAAACTGCAAGAAAATTAATAGAAGTTGGATATAGATTAGGAAAACTTTAACATTTCGTCATTTAGGTCGGAAAGAATTTTCCAATGTAGTTTACCTTTTTGTTCCCACTTTTTAACTAGTTTAGCTTCATTAGGATTGTGAGGACTTTTACCTGTTGAGTTTGTAGGCATATGCCAACTTGATGGATAATCTCCTCCTGTTTTAATTGGTAACTTCTTAGCAAAGAAATCAAAACCAATCAAAGTTATACTCTTACATTTGCACTTCTGCAAGAAAAATAATATACCAAGAAAACCTGCACTCGGTCTACCACCGCTAGGTGCTACTCCGTTTTTTGCTCCCACCAATTCAAATATTTTCATTAACTCCTCATCATTAAACATATCATTATCATGCCCCCAGGGAGGCGGACCTCTATGGTCTGGGTATTTGTCGAGGTGTATACGACAGCGATTAAACAAAGGATAAGCGTCTTTAAAAGCAGGATAGAAGTTCATTCGTAACCAACCTGTAACCCATATGTCTGTACGTTTTCCTATGTGTTCTTGTAACCTATATTCAGGCACTCCTTTTCCAAAACGCACAACTGTATCAAAACTATCTATGTATTCTCCAAAATTATACTGTAGAATTTCGACTGAATTTCCCACAAGTACTATGTTTTTATTTTCTGTTAACTCTTGTAAAGTTCTACCCATTTTGCTGTCATCTCCGAACACTCGTTTATATTTAACCAAGGCCCACCGTCTGTAAAGTGTAGTGCTTTTGGTCTTTTGAATTTGTAATAATTTACCATTGCATTATATTGCGCAGGAATTTCCCCTATACTGTCTGCCCATCGTAACTCATGCAATGCACCCGCTGGGGCTTGGTTTACATAATCATAAGTAAGTTCTGTACACTTAGGATTATTAAAAAGCATAAGACTAGACCAGTACTTTCTAGGATAACTGTGATTTTTCTTGCCTTTCATTTTTTTACTTTGAACGAGAAAATCAGGATGTTTTACCACATGAACTGTATGTTCATCGGAAAAATAATCCATAACTTCTTCAGGGTCACAGAGCCATAAGAAATCTCCATCACAGAATAAAGCTTCGCCTTCGTAGTCACAGAGCTGTGGTACTAGAAAACGAGTAAAGGCAAACTCTGTACTCTCGTTCTGAAAAGGACGAGTATATTCGGATATTTCCGATTTTTTGAGTGGTATGATTTCATGACTAGAATTGTAGCGAAGTATGCTTTTTTTGCATACATCAAACATTTCGGGGTATGCTGATTCATACCCAATAAAAATTTTCATAGTATTATCCTTTTTTGGAAGTAGTGTTCCATTTTATGCTCCATAGGAGTCAGTAAGTATATATTTTTTAAATAAGGATTCTTCATAAATGCATAATTTGCTCCGCTAGGTTTTATGTCAAGTATTAACTTTCTTCCTAATTTAGTCAGTTGATCTTCTAATAAATTTATTCTTTGTTTTAGTTCTTTTCTAGTATCATCACACATCTTTATGTTCTTGTACTCTTTACTAGATGGATCGAGGTCTTCTATATTGAACTCTTGTGTGATATAGTAATCATTTACTTCTTCTGGAATTGCAACTTGTAACTCGGGTAAATTTGGGTACTCACCTATTTTTCCGTTCTTTACATCTTCTTGCAATAAGTCCATAAATTTTTTCATCCAATCCATATTAGTCATGCCATTGGATTCTTCTGCTACTATACCTCCATGTATATTGTTGTAGACATAGCTACAGGGAACTTCTTTTAATCTTACTACGTTTAACAGACCTTTATAGTGTGCTGTTTTTAGTTGTAGATATAGGCGTGTATCTTCTCCTATTCTCATTTCTTCATCAAATCTGTACTCAGCTGCTTTTCTAGAATACCATACAGGTCTACAATGATTGTCTACCATATGTTGATTAGTAACATGAGAAAAGTACTTTTCATTATACTTTCTACATAGCTCGTGCATATCATTTGAATACTTAGCGTATAAGTGGCATACCTTGTCTACACCACCCATGCTTTTAACTTTTCTACTATAATCTTTTTGGTGCCTAGCAGCAAGAGATACAAACTTGTAGAAAAATTGTAAATCTTTTTTGTAATTAGCAGGTCTGTCTTGGTTGTTCATTATTCTTGTAAAAAAACGTTGACCATACTTAGTAATTTGTTGGGACCATTGATGATATATTATTATACTATCAGGAGCTTTTTGATTTGCTAGGTTCTTATACAAATCAACCCCATAAGGGGTTAACATGTCGTCTCCGTCAATTTGTACCATATAGTCATCTTCGGAGTCTAAAAATATTTTAAGTAATTCGTTCTTGCCTTTTCCTGGAGTGTTGTTACATTCCGTTATATGACATTCTATTCCCTTACTTATACACCAATTCTTTACTACTTTATTATAGCTAGAACTTAGTGTATTTACTACTACTACTGCATCTTTGTATTGTATGTTTGACCACCTAGGATCAAAGTGAACTTTAAGACTTTTGAAGTTGCAATCAGTTTCAGCAACTCTATTGTCCCAGTCCGTATACCTACCTGATGCAGTAGTTAATATGTAAAATCTAAACTTCTTCTTCACCGACTTCACTATTTAATTGGTTTCCCAAATCATTAATGTAAGCCTGTCTAGCTGTTTGACAAATAGCTATGAGATGTTTACATCTTTCTATCTCTATATCTCCTTGTCCAATAGAAGTAACAATAGCTTTCTGCTCATCTGTTAACTCATTTATTGGATATTCGATACCGTCAATGTTGATGGTTTGTTCTTTGCTCATTTAAATATATCCTGCCAGTTTCCTTGTGTACTACTTTTAGCATACTCTGTAGCACGGTTTTCAAAAAAGTTGGTATGCTCAACTGCGTTTACTTGTACATCAATCCAAGGTAAAGGATTAGTTGTACTATGAAATATATTCTTCATGCCTAAGCCTAGTAATCTTCTATCCGCTATGTAACGAATATACTCTTTTACTTCTTTGGCGGTTAAGTCAGGTATATCTGCTTTATCAAAACAAATATCAATAAACTTATCCTCTAGCTCTACTACTCTTTCAGCAGCACAATAGATTTCATATTTTAGTTTGTCTGTCCATATCTCTGGATGTTCAGAGATGAACTGTCTAAATAGTTTTGATACAGACTCAACATGTAATGTTTCATCACGAATACTCCATGTTACAATCTGTCCCATCCCTTTCATTAGATTATGTCTAGGATAATTTAATAGTATAGCGAATGATGAGAATAACTGTACTCCTTCTGTAAACCCACTATACACTGCCATAGTTTTGGCAATATTATGAGGGTCGTTCATATTGAAATCAGATAGATACTCATGTTTTTCTACCATCTCTTGTATATCCATAAACTCTTTATATATACTATCGGATTTACCGAGTGTTTCTAATAAAGATGAATATGCATCTTGGTGCACTGCTTCCATAGCAGCAAATGATACTAGCATCATTCTTACTTCTGGTGCTTTAAAAGTTGGTAAATAATGTTTAGCATATCCACAGCAAACATCTACGTCTGCTTGTGTAAAAAATCTAAATATGTTATCTACTAACTGTCTATTATCTTCTGTAAGATTTTGATTATAGTCTTTAATATCATCAGCCATAGTTACTTCTTCAGGCATCCAATGCATTTGTTGTTGTTTTTTGTAGGCCTCAAATGCCCACCCGTAATCAAACGGTTTATAATATTCTCTTTCTTCTAGTAAGTTTGCCATTTATCCCTCGCAACTTAGACAATCTGATTGCTCAAAGATTATCTCTCTTTTAGCTTGATTAGATACATTATCAGCTCTACTGATAGCTTCACTTCTCAAATAATATAATGTTTTTAAATTTTTTGCCCATGCTAACATATGTACGTTATGTAACTCTCCTTTGTTAACATCAGGTGGGAAGAATAAATTTACACTCTGTGATTGACATATAAACTCTTGTCTTACAGAAGCATGTTCTATAATCCAAGATTGATTAATTTCAACCGCAGTTTTAAATACATCTCTTTCCCAGTCATCTAGTATATCTAGATGTTGACAACTTCCTTTGTTAGCAATAATGCTAGACCAAACTTCGTCGTACATTGCAGGAGTAACTTTTTCTTTTATAATTTTATCTAAGTATTTATTCTTTACTAAGTTACTACCTGTTTTTGTTTTTTGAGTATAAGCATTGGCTCTAAATGGCTCAATACTTGGACTCGTGTTTCCACATATAATACTAGAACTTGCATTAGGAGCTATCGCTAATAGATGAGCATTTCTTACTGTACAAGAATCATCATCTGGACAAGCGCCTCTCTCTGTTGCTAATTTTCTAGTGGTTTCATCTGCAAAAGTTTTTATGTAAGCAAACATTTCTAAATTAATACTTCCTGCCATAGCACTTTCAAATGGAACACCGTTCTGTTGTAGGTACGCATGGAAACCCATAGCACCAAGCCCAATACTTCTCTCCCTATAAGCACTGAACTTAGCTTTATCAAGCTGACTAGGTGCATTGTCAATAAAGTACGTTAATACATTATCTAACATTCTAACTAAGTCAGGTATGAATGAAGGATGATTTTTCCACTCATCATAGTACTCTAGATTTACACTAGAGAGACAACATACTGCTGTTCTTTCTTCGTCTGTTGCAAGAGTGATTTCACTACATAAATTGGAGTGGTGTACTTTTAATCCTTTTTTCTTTTGAAACTCAGGTAATCCATGTTGTACTGCATCTTCATACATTACATAAGGTTCTCCTGTTTCAATTCTATTCTGTAGTATCTTTACCCATAAAGCTCTTGCTGAAACAGTTTTCTTTACTTCATTAGAGTGTGGGTCAACCAAATTCCAACTATCATCGAAGTCAGGATACTTTGAAGCTGAGTGTATGAGCTCCATGAAAGCATCAGATATAACGATCCCGTGGTGAAGGTTAAGACACTTGCGGTTCGTGTCACCGCCAGTAGGTTTTCTAACATCTAAGAACTCCTCTATTTCGGGGTGGGAAATATGTAGATATCCTGCGTAACTACCCCGTCTAGTTACTCCTTGGCTAAATGCCAACATCTCTGCATCTACAACCTTTACGAAAGGTATAACACCTGTGCTTTCAGAACCTTTAGAAGTCTTACTTCCCATAGATCTTACATCACTCCACGTGCCACCTATACCTCCGCCAAAGGAACTTAAGAACGCATTTTCTACAAAATGGTCTGTTATCCCTTCTCTACTGTCATCTACATAGTTCAAGAAACAACTTATAGGTAAGCCTCTACGAGTACCTCCATTAGAAAGTACAGGAGTAGCGAACATAAACCATAAATTACTTACATAATCATATAACCTTTGTGCGTGGTCTTCATCATCTGCAAAAGCCATTGCAGCACGAGCAAAAGCTTCTTGAGGTGACGTCTCATCACCTACCATATATCTATCTTTTAGAGTTGCTAATGCAAAGCTATCTAAAAGACTATCTTTACTAAAATCAATTTTTACTGACATAATCTTCTACTAATCCTATAATTTCTTGTGAATGACCTAAGACAGCTCCGTCTACGTCATAAGTTAAGTCCATGAGTTTAATACCAATTTCTAAGCCTTCACTTCCGAACTCATTTAAGTTCTGAATGAATTTGTACTTTCCGTCCATTGGTAAACTCGCCATAATATCAAAGATATCTCCATACTGTTGAATAATCTGTGTGGCTCTCTTAGGCCCGATTCCATCAACACCAGGGACGTTATCTCCTTTATCTCCAGTTAAGCACTTGTATGTTAAAAAGTACTCAGGGTCAAAGTCATAATGCTCGTCCCAGTTTAGGAGTGTTGTTTCTTTTCTAGTAACTGTAGAAAATCTACTTACGTTACTATCGACTAGTAAATCCCAGTCTCTATCTGATGACACCATCCATATCTCATCAAGACCTAGTTGCTCTCGATTCTGTGTAATAAGTGCGGCTATATCATCAGCCTCTACACCTGAATACTTTAATGTAAGATAACCCTTACGAGATAAAGTTTTGAGTGTAGTTGAAAACTCTGCTAAGAACATTTCAAATTCTTTTGCTTCAGCAGGAGTTTGTTCTGCATATCGTTCTTTACGATTTGCTTTGTACTCTGGATAGATTTCTTTACGGTAGTTACTACCGCCGTCGCCTAATACGACTATCTCTCCACAGTTATAGGACTTTGCAAGGGACTGTACTGTACGAACATATTCATACTCGAAGTCAGTAGTGCCTTGGTGTTTCCATCGAAAAGCTAGATTGAGTCCATCAACAATCAGTAAATTCCCGTTCGGGGTCGCCTTTCCATGGTTCATAAATTGTATCGCCATTTGTAAATTCCAGGTTTTGTGTTTCTAAAAATTGTTCGGCAAAGGTAACATAGCACCCCAGCCAATTAATATACATATGTTTTTTGTAACATGGCTTTCTTGTCGTTGCCACGTACCATCGTGAGTGGTTTTCTTTAAATATAAGTAAAGGTTCTTGCTGCATTTGCTCGGCCTGTACTACTAGTTTTTCCCACCAACCCACGAAGGTATTACTTTTTTGAGTAAATATCTTGTGATTAAACGCCATGTCTCTATAGAATTTAACCTCAATTGTGAATAAATTATCTTTGTGTGGCACCATCAAGTCTCCCTTTATTTTACCACTACCCGATCCAGGAGTTTGTACAAAAGACTCTCCTGTTATTCTGTGTAGCATATCTGCTACTTTAAGTTCTGCGTTATTTCCTTTTTGTCTGCTATTAACCAATTAACTTCTCCAACTCTACATAGCCACCGATATGTTTATCGTCTACTAGTATTTGTGGGAAGGTTCTTGCTTCGGGAAACTTTTCCCTAACGTCAGACGCAGAAAAATCTACGCCAATCATTTTATATGACACCTCTGTTACTTCATCTACATGGTCAGCTAAAAACTTAGCTTTCTTGCAATAAGTACAGTTTGGTATACTATAAATTTCTACTTTCATTTTTTCTCCATAAGATATATATTATAACAGAAAATAAGTTTCATGTCAAGATATACTTTTGTGTTGCTATTCAAGATAACTAATATTATCCTCTTTTGTAATTTCTATTTTCTCTAGTAATGGGTGAGTCCAACCATGTGATACCATATAAGTATTTAGATTTTCTTCTTTTAATAATACTTCCACTACCTTTTCTTTTCCGACTTCATCTAACGCTTGATTTACTTCGTCAAGGAAAAGAACATTGATTTGACTTCTACTAATTGAAGTCATTAACTTTCTAATTGATACTAATGTTGCAATATTTACTCTAGCTAACTCGCCGCTAGAAAGAGCAAGAATGTCA